CTTTTGTTTATAAAGCACTGACCAGTCTGTTCCTTTGCAGAAAGATCCTATGACCCAACAGGTTGGCTCTAGAATTTTTCTGTATATCTTGCCCAAATAGTCAGGCTTATCTCTCTCACCATAGATATAGGCAATTTCATTTGCACGATGTCCTGCAACATGCTTCCAGAACTTTACAAACTTCCCCTTACGCATTTGCTTGACCATCCACACTGCCCACACATGGTATCCATTGACATGCGTTGTTGTTAAATGATCTCTTGTAAATTTATAATCCAAGACAACTTCTTTTCTTGTTAGCAACCCCTGTCTCATTAATTCATTACAGATAACTCTGCCACCCAGTGCACCACCTATTGCCTGACCAAAAAACCTACCAAACGGACCACCTATTGCTCCACCAATAGTTCCTAAAAGCATTCCTGCCCCTGCTGACCGTGCAGCTTTTGCAGGATCTTGCCCCATAAGCAACTGAACTCCAAAGTTCGCTACAGCTCCTCCTGCTGCTGAGGCAATATTTGTGCTTCCTGCCGTTGTCTTTGGGTTTAAATAATCAAAAGCACTTACCCCTTCTTCTGGTGAAGTAACTAAATTTTTTACAAAGTCTTCTGTAACACCTTGAGAAGCTAAATCAGCGGTAATTGGAGGAACAACCCCTGTTTTTGAAAATTGCCCTGCAAGCTTCAACGCTTCGGAAGTAGGGTTGCCAGAAAAAATATTTCCAAATCCTGCACTTAATTTATTCCCAGTAACGAGAGGATCAACAAACGCTTGCCCTATGCTTGCTCCTGCAAGTGGAGCTAAATCAGCCACCAACCCTTGCGTCAGCTCACCAACTGTTGGAGCCTCAACTTCAGGGTTTCTACTTTTCCAATTGGCATACTCACCCATTTTGGCGGTGTGTGTAGGGTTGCTTGGATTATATTGGACTTGCCCAGTTATAATACTTTCAACAAACGGAAAGGACGTTAACGCAGGTGTCCCGATATAATCTTGAAACCTTCGTCCACTTGAAAACGTCGGAGCGACATTTGTTCTCTGTCCTATTAGGTTATAGCTAAAAGGTTCGTTTCTGTTATTCGGTAGATTTGCCAAAGCTCCGTTCATTTAACTTACCTCCAATACACTTGCCACAACGTGCAATCTGTTTGCTGTAGCAGCCGTTACTTTAATTATCTCACCTTCAGTCACAACCAGTGGTGCTGTCAACAGCTCTATTGTTGTGTTCGCAGCCACAGCCTTAACTTTAAACAAGGAAAATACAGCAGAACTCGCATTTGTCAATGTAACTGTGATCGTATCTGCATTGCCACTGTCTTCCGAAACAAGAATAGATTTAACAATTGTCGTTGTCGCAGACGGTACAGTATACAACGTAGTTGCATCTGTTGTGGTTAGATCAGCCTTTGCGTTTTTAAAACTGTTAGCCAAGAAACCAACCCTCTGCTTGGGAAATATCTTCCGTTGTTTTACTTTGAGAAGACGCAGCGAAATATGTCGCTTGCTTTTCCAGTTCCAAAGTGTTGTTTAGTCGTGCCATATAATTAGCGTCATATTCTTTTGGAGGAGCAGGAAGTCTTAATACGGCAAGGGGAGCACTCATCTCAAGCTATCCTTTCTTGCGTTAATTCTAAAGTCACCCAATGACCAAGTATCTTCTGTACCAGAACTATAGATCTTCATACTCATTTGCCGACCCTTTGCCCTTGTCGATAATTTTTGTGTAGTGGACGTAATTGTGAATGGTCCTTTTGTTACTTCAGTGGCATTTGGATACTTACGTGTATTTAACTCAACATATAAATTTGTAGTCGATGTCAGTGTCACATCTGGTATTATCTTATCAACAAGATACAGATTTTCTCCACCATCCGTCAATTCTCTTGGGGAACTTTCAACAAAGCTATTCATAGCAGAGCCGTTATCCGTTGTCCCTGTCTCGTGGTTATAAAGATTGCCACCCTTATCAAAGGCAAAAGGCACGTTTCTAAACCCAAAGCTATCTGACCACACTGTTCGATCCATCGTACCAATTGACCAAGCGTTCTCCGCATAATTGTATGTGACGTAGCTATCTGGCTCAGGATTGGCAAAATCTGAATTGTCTTCACTAGGATAGAACCAAGTCACTTCCTTGAACTTCTTGTTGTGTCCTACCACAGTTTTATCCTGATAATTTTTTCTCATTCGATCAAACACATAATATTGCACTGGACACGGCATTTCTTGAACTTGACCATTGTACTGGTAAAATGAGTTCTTACCCATCCAGTATATTGTAGAGTCAACATTTATCATTGTGTTGATCCCTGAAGCTGCAGCGTCTGTGGCAAGCAACCTGAAGCTAAACGTAAATGGAGCACCAACAAATGACATGCCGTAAATCGCAGCGTCTGTACTTATAATTGTTTCCTCACGACCTGAAACCATAGCAACAATCTGAGTTCCAATCTGCAGCCTCTGGTCACCTGCTGTATTATCTTTTGTCGGACCCCATATAGAAAAACTTTCCTGAGTGGACCATCGAACCAACATCGGATCTAACAACCCTGTCGTTCCTCCTGTATCTGCATTATACGCATCCGCACCACCACACACAAAATGCCGATCTGGGAAAGACACGATGGATACCCTTGAAAGAGTTGGTACAGCCGTTGCATCTGATTCGTCTGATATAAGTTCTGCCCTGTTTGTTACTCCGTTAGAAGTATCCCAATAATACAGTGCCCCACCTCGCACCTGACACAAAACATCAGCATCCCATATATTTAAACTCCAACAGGAACTTTCCAAACCAACATTAGAAGCGGAAGCGGTACGAGCTGTACCCCATGTGCTGTCGCCCCACGCTCCAACACCCCAACCCAAAGCAGGGTCAGCGGATTGTATTCCCAATCCTGCTGCAGCACCAATCAAATAATTAATTACAACAACATTTCCACCCCCTGCAGACACTGTGGAAGTCGCTGCACTTGGAACTGTAATTGTAAATGTGTTTGTTGTTACAGCCGTTATTTGATAGCCAGATCTCCTGTTAAGCGTATCCGCTGCAATACCGCCAGTTGCCGTAGCACCATCAAAAACAACGAAGTCACCTTTTAACGCACCATGCCCACTATCTGTTATAGTGACTGTTGTGCTTGTATCGGATGTAGCAATCGGACCAATAAGAATTTGAGTAACTGTAGCACCACTATCATGAGCAGCAGCGGAGGTACTGTTTGTCCCTCTCGTACAACCAGTCAAAGTTAGCGTGCTAATTCCTGTATATGTTATAATTTCAGAGCCTATCTTAATGACACCTGCTGTCTTAAAACCAGTGACACTTGTTAGATCAATTTCAGTCTCACTATCGTCCAAGGCTTCCGTTGTTGTTGTGGCTGCGTTTGTTTTGTCTCTAAGAGGTGTAATGTCGTACAAACCGCTGTCTTGAATTATATATAAGTGGTTGTGAGTTGAAACAACAATTCTGTCTAAACCATCTTCATTAGACCGCCAAGGTATCATCCGTCTAGCAATACCTTCTATGGTTGTAGCTGTATTTGAAACCGTGCCATCTGCATTTAATGCATTAAAAATATCAGCCAACCAACCGCCTATTTTAGTTGGGTAACCATTGCGAAANCGAATTAAGTCAGCNTCCACCCAGAACGGACCGCTTTTTCCTGCAGCGTATTCTGTAATGTCTTTAACAATACCAGGTTGAAATTTTAATAATTGTAAGCTCATACGCTCCGCATTCTCTCTACTAGACGTTTTGATCTTTCACCGACTTGATTATACCACCTGCTGTCAACCATTTCATCCGCTGCCTTGTCCCACTGTCGAGCGTCAACATTTCTTTTCATACCCTTGAACGCCTTCATTCTTCCCAGACCCATATTAAATAACATGTTTGCTATGATTTCTTGCACAGCCTCAGGAAGATCATCAAAGTCATCGTACAACCTGTAGCAATCTTTCTGCACACTTTCCAAGTCTTTTTCAAAACATTCGATAACACGATCTTCTGAAACAGAGGTTCCAACAGGTTGACCATACTCAGGGTCACTTTCAAGAATTAAGTGGCCAATTCCGTGTGTGGGCAAATTTAAGTGATCCAGATAAATGACGTACTTACACCCTTCATCTATTTCGAGCTGTTGTCTTAATCGATCAATATTCATTTTACGAACCCTTAAAAAAAGTATCCACTTCCATCATAAGATCTTTTTTACTCTTACGTCTATCTAATTCTATACCGTGCGTTCTCATTAAAGCTTCTAACTCAATCTTTTTCATAGACTTGTAATCAGGAGCATCTGTGGTTGTGGCAACTTCTTCGGTACCCTCAGTCCCATTAATTTTTGCAAGAGCTTGGGCTTCGGTCATCGACGGTGTTGGTAAAGACACCCCACCCTTAACATACCTTAAATTATAAAGTTTTTCTCCACTTTCGTTTTCACCAACGTGAAACATTTCTATATCACTCATTTTGTTAATCCTTTCTGTTTCTCATACGTCCTCAATGAGCCAATGCCTAGCATTCCACCCAAAACCGTGAGAAGGGTAGACATGTCAAATTCAGGTAATTCAGGTAAATCTACTCCAGAGGCTGTTAAGACAAAGACCAGAAGAGGTTGGAGTACAAAATGATACGCAAAAGCAATTCCAGATGTCCAACCGATAAATGGTCTCCAACCGCCTTTAAACAAACTGCCAGACGCAGCTTCCGCTTTGTTTATCTCTAGTTGAGACAACAATGCCTGTTGAGCATGAGTATCAGACATGGTGGCAATTTCATGGGCAAGTTTTGCCTTCTGATCTTTATCTTCTACAAACTTATCAAGCAAACCAGTTACTGGACCAACTAAAGCATTAATTAAACTCATTTTTAGAGATCCCTATATCGACATTCCCTGATATGGATATACGCTCACCTTTGCTCTCGTAAAATGGAAAGACTTCATGTTTCATTTCTGATGGAAACATAACCATGTAACCTTCAGCTTCTTTTTCCATGTTATAAATAAATTGAGATACTCGACCCAATGAATTTGTGTAGTGAAATGCAAAGTTAGATATAGTGCCACTGGCATTTGATTCAGCACATATCGGAAGCTTCTTCTGCTCTTCATAAGATGTAGGGATCTGCATCCATATAACAAAACTATAGACACCGCTGTGATCGTGAGGTGGATTAAACTCGTGCTTTTTTTGAAAGTTTACCCATAGGCTTTCTAAGTTAAACCCTTCACCTTCTTTCATTGTGGTTCTCCAAGGAGCACCATATGATTTAATATGACTATCAATAAAGCTAGGCAAAATATCTTTTATAAAATCTGCAATCAGAGGAGAACTTCCGTCCAACCGAATGGATGAGCTAATATTTCCTGCCAATTCACTTTTCATATCTTCTGGTTTTTTCTTTGCTTCTTTAATTAATTTCCAAATATTCTTAATTATATCTTCTGGTAGTTTTCCTTCTACCACTCCAATATTTGGAAAGTTTCTTTGTATAAGTTCCATTTACATCCTGTAAAGTATTGCTAACAATAGAAGAATAATTGAAGTAGCAGACCCAACTGCCCAAGCTTCAATCCGCTTAATACGATTGTACAAGTCTTTAAACTGAATATGGATTTCAGTTTCCAAAGCAACGACCCTTTTGTCGATCTCTGCAATCTCAGTGGGAATGCCTGTTGTTTTGCTTCTCATTAGCCTACAAACGTAGTTCCTGCTGATATAGCAGCTTTAATTTTAGTCATGTCTTCACTGCCCCAATCCTCTAAAGCCGTCATGTCTACAAGGTATCCCATTGACCTTGACACTCTGGCTTTCTTACCTGCAATATCTAAGTCATTACAAAAATCGTCATCGTCATCAATT